CGCGTCCGGCCCGTATAGAGGATGCGGAGCGTCTCCTGGCCCGGCCCGTCAACCTCGAGGCGGCCCTCTCCGTGATGCCTGAGCCCGCCCTCGTCCGTGAGACCGTCGCCCGCCTGCTCGCCCGGGGCCCCTCCGCCTCGGTGTGGGCGGGCGGCAATACCCTGCTCGCCCTGGGCGGGCTGGCCGAGCGCTTCCCCGGCGTCGCGGAGGCCTGGGCGATCATCGGGGATGCGGTCGGACGTCACGATCTCGGCTTTCGGTTCACGCGGCTGGCCCGCGGGCTCTTCGATCAATGGATCCGGGCGGGCCGGTGGCGGCGCATCGACTGCGGCGTCCCGGCGGCGCCGCAGTCCGTGGTGCGGTTCCTGGCCTGGACGCGGGCCCTGGGCTTTGAGCCCGAGGCCCGCCTCGAAAGGGCCTGCGCCGACGGCCACGATATGATCATCTGCGTGCGGTTTGCGGAGGTGGGCTGATGGGTCTGGAGACGATTGCGATTGCCGGTCTGGCGACCTCGGTAGCGGGGCTGGGGGTCTCGGCCTACGGCCAGTATGCCGCCGGGGACGCCGCAGCCGCCGCGGCCCAGCAGCGGGCGGAGCAGATCCGCCTGGAGAAAACGGAGACGGCTTACCAGACGGACTACCGCGTGCGGCAGATCTACGAGCAAGGCTCGGGCCTGCTCGGCGGCGTCGAGGCCGAGACGGCCCAGAGCGGCCTGGCCCTGACCGGCACGCCGCTGGCCAGTCTGGTGGACAATGCCCGGCGGGTGGAGCTGTCCGCGGCCTACGAGCGGCGGGCGGGCGCGGTGACGCAGCGGCGTCTCGACGCCGGGATCCTGGCCAGCTTGTCGGACGCCGACGCCGCCTCGCAGGCCGGCACGCTCGGGGCGATCGGCACACTCCTGCAGGTCGGTCGTCTCGTTCCGCGGCCCGCGAGCACCGCGCCCCAGGCCACCTACAGCGGCGTCCCCACGGGCAGCTATAACGCGTAAGGACCGGTTTCCATGGCAAAAACTCCTCAGTGGCAGGTCGCGAACAGCCCCGCGGGCGCGGGGCCGGTGGTCTCCGTGCCGACCATGACGGACGCCCCCGGCCGGGCCCTGGCCGGTCTCGGGCAGAACGCCTTTGAAACCGGTCTCTACCTGACCCAGGAAGCGCGCGAGGCGGACCGCCGGACCAAGGCCTTGACCCGCCAGACGGCGGTCGATGACTACGCCCTCGATGCGACCCAGCGGTTCCTCCGGGTGCGCAACGAGATCTCCTCCATCCCGGACCCCGACCAGGGCCAGGCCCGCTGGGAGCAGGCTCGCTCGGAGCTCCTGCCGGCGACGGGAGATGGCGTGCTCGCCGCCGATAACGAGACCCTCCAGCTCCAGCGCCAGACCTACGATCGCGAGATGTCCTCCTGGGAAAAGGTGATCTCCTCGGACCTCCAGAGCAAGCGCATCGGCCAGGCCCAGGCCTCGCTCGATAGCGCCCGGACCGCCGCGGTCCAGATGCGGGATACGAGTCTCTTCCTGGAGCGCCTCCAGCACGCGGCTCCGCTGGTCGGCTGGTCCGACCAGCAGGTCCAGGACGAATTCTCGAAGGTGGATCTCGCCGTCAGTCACGAGTTGCAGAAAGACCGCATCGCCCGGACGGTCTCCGGCCTGCCCTACGACCAGGCCGTGGCCTATCTCAATAGCGACGCCCCGTTCTACGGGACCGGGATGAACCCCCAGGAAAAGCAAACCTTCCTGCACGTCCAGACCGGGCTGCTCGACCGCCAGCGGGCCGCGGCGGCCCAGGCCCAGAACCTGACTACGACGGTCCGCCAGAACAATGCCCTCAAGCTCCTGGAGGCGGCCCACACCCACCAGCCGGTGGACCTGGCCGGCATGTGGCAACTGGTCGGCCGCGGGCAACTCGATCCCGAGGCCGCCGACCGCGTGGAAAAGGTGATCGTCGGCGGCCCGGTGACGACCGATGACCCGGCGGTGGCCCGGCAACTGCTCACCCTGCAAGACCGCGTCGCCCGCGGGGATGCCGCCCCCGCGGAGCTGACCGCCTTCGCCCTGGCGCATGCCGGGACCCGGCTCAAAGAGACGAGCTGGCGCGATGCCCTCAAATTCGCGACGGAAACCTACACGCCCCAGATGCAGGCCCTCAACGATGAGGTCCAGCAGGCGGGCCGCGAGCTGGTGACGGTGACCGACACTACGCTCCAGAGCCTGGCGGCCCTGGCCAATCCCGCCCTCGTCACCGCCGCCGAGAATCAGCGGGCCAATCAGTATCGCCAGGTGGATTACGTGCGCCGCAGCCTCATGGATTACGTCACGGCCAACCCCCAGGCGCTGCCGGACGATCTCTATGTGCAGCGGGTCAAACTCCTGCGGAATCTCCAGCGCTCCACCAGCGACCAGGTCAAGAGCCTCCTGGAGGCCTACGAGAGCGGCCGCCTCGCCGCCGGCGCCGCGGACGACCTGGGCCGGTCCCTCGATCGCGCGGTGGCCGCCAATCAGCGCTCCGCCCCGGCCGCGCCCGCGGCTGCGCCCCTGACACCCGCCCCGCGCCAGGGCCCGGGTCCCGCTCCGGCCGTCCCGGCCCCGGCGGGATTGGAGGGCGTCTGGGACCGCCTCGACGCCGACACGCGGAAAGATGCCCTGACCCTGTTGGGGCGGGGCTGGACGGCCGAGATGATCCTGGAGAAATTGCCGCAGTGATATGGCCGGTCTCCTGAGCCAATTCGTTGATCAGACCGCCCCCGCCCCGGCGCCGGCTGCCCCACCGTCCGTCGCCGGCGGCCCTCTCTCTGCCTACGTCGCTGCCTCCGACACGGCCCTGGCCGCCGATCCCGAGAAACAGGCGCGGCAGGTCCTGGGCCTGTCCGACGAGCTCAATATTCCCCGGCCGACGGTCGAACGTTTTGGGCCTGAGATCCAGGCGGATTACGACTGGTTCCGGGCCCGGCCCGCCGATCCGGCCGACGTAGGATCGGCTCCGCCGGGCCCGGGCCGGCCCAATCCTATCACCCTGCGGGAGCAGGTCACGCGGATGGACGCCCTGGACTGGGCCAACCGCGTGCCGTTCAGCGGGACCGCCGCCGGCGAGACCGCCGATCTGCTCCTCGCCGTCACGCGCCTCAAGCAGGGCAATTACCCCGAGCCGATCGTCACCGCCGCGCCGGGGCAGATGGTCCTGGCGGGCGCCGGCCCCCGGCCCGAGGCCTCCGCCTCGGCCCTGCGGGATCGGGATATCCAAAGGGTCGAAAGCTGGCTGCTGAAGCGCCAGGAGGTCGCGGAGCGGGGCCAGACCTTCGCCGCGGCCGTCTTCGACGGGGCGTCCTACATGCCGGCCTGGATGATCGAGTTCGCCCTGACGGGCGGCTTGGCCCAGCTCGGTAGCGAGACGGCCCGCGAGATCGGGGCCAAGACTCTCCAGGGCTATGCCAAGACCACCGCGGGCCGGGGCCTGCTCGCGACCGCCGGCTGGACCGGCGGGGCACTGACGCGGACGACGCTGGGCCTGCCGAACCATATCGCCGACGAAATCCTCCAGCGCCGCATCCCGGCCCTCTCCATCGGGCCCGAGGGCGAGCTTTCGATCGCGGTTGATCCCGAATCCTGGGCGACCTCGATCCTCAAAGGCTGGGGCGAGGCGGTGATCCAGTCCGCGGCCCAGGCCGCGACCCAGGAAGTAGGCGCTCCTCTGGCCCGGGCGGCCCTGCCCACGGTCGAGAGCACGCTGGCCCGGCTGCCCTTCGGGCGGGCCTTGTACGATGGCCTGGAGCGGATGTACCTGGCCACGCATCCCGAGACCGGCGCGGCGGCGACGTTCGCCTCGGACTTTTTCCGTAAGGCCGGTTTCGACGGGATCCTCAATCAGATGGGCGAGAACCGTCTCCAGACGGTCCTGGAGGGTCTGACCGGGACGCAGGATTTCGGGGCGGGTCCCGCCGCCGGTCCCCTGGAGCGCCTCCGGGCGGGCCTGACGCGGGATTTCGAGATCCGGCGGCTGGCGGTCGAGGCGGCCACGCTGGCCCTGCCCGCCTCCGCCCACCTCGTCGCCCAGGTCGCCCAAAAAAGATCGGCAAGCGCCGCGGCCGAATCAACAGCGGCGGTCCTTCCCGGAAAGGCACTGACCCATGGCCAAGAAATGCAAGGGGCGCAAGGGTCGTTAGCGCCCGAGGCCGCCCAGGGGGCTACTCCGGTAGCCCCCGCCCCTTTACCCGCAGCCCCCGGGGCCGCCACCGCCGCGGAATCGCCCTCCGGCGCTGTGATTGGATCGGAGGGCCGCGGGCGAGTTGAGAATACCATCGCCGCCGCTCTGAAAAAGGCGGCTCTGGAAGGGACAGGCCAGAACGTCCTCGACCAATTGGAGGTCGAAGGCGTTTCGCCCAGGGATGTCCACGACAGCTTCTGGCGCGAGGTCTACCCCAACCTGCCGCTGGAAGAGCAGCGGCGCTTCGAGCGCGGCCTCGCCGCTGTCACCGGCATGAAGCCGGGGGACGTCCTCGAGGTGGATAGAGGCACGGGCGAGAGACTCGTCGCGCGGAATTGGCAAGACATTGCGGCCAATGACATCATCGTGGCGGATCATCCGGACCAGTTGGAAGGTGTCGAGCGTGGCCTCGTAGTCTATGAGGCGCTGGCCAACCGGCTCTACGCCGACGCCCTTCACCGACCCGGTGCGGCCGAGGCCCCGCTCCCGGCGCTGCCGGCCAAATCGGATACTTCGACGCCCCCGGCGCCGGAGGGGGCCGGGGTCTGGGGCCAAGCCCTCGCCGCGGCGGAGGCCGAGGCCGCGGCCCAGGCCCGGGAACGCTTCATCGCCCCCACCGAATTCACGTTCCAGGATTACGCCCGCGCCCTCGAGGGCGCCTCGGAGCCGGATCTGGCCGCCCTGGCCCGGCGGCTGGGGACGAAGGTGCCCGGAGCTACGGGCGAGAATCTGCGCCAATGGGTGGGCGATGCCGTCGCGACGCTGACGAAAGAGCCGGAGCCCCCGGCCGCCCTCGAGGGCGAGCCGCACCCCGGCAGTATGACCTATAAGCGCTTCTTCGTCCGCTACGGCCAGGCCCTGGAAAGTCCGACCGCCCCGGCCAGCGCGGCCTGGCTGGCCCGCTACGCCGCCGGCGAGAGCACCGGCGGTCCCCGGGGCCTGTATAAATCCCTGGTTGATGAGTGGCACCGCCTGAGCGCCTGGCAGGCCTTTTATGATTTGACCAGCCAGCCGCGCCCGCCCGCCGAGTCTCCGCCGGCCCCCGCCGCGCCGCAGCGGGCCCTCGGTGAAACCGAGCTCCGCGACCAGATCGCCGACGCCGAGACCCGGGAAGTGCGGGATGCGGGCCAGGTCTACGCCGGCCAGCGGCCGCCGACCGATCTGCCGCCCGTGCCGCCGGCCCCGCCGGCCGCCGCCGGGCTGCCCGCGCGTCCGGACCCCGAGCGGCCGCCCTATCCGTGGGAACTGGCCCTGGCCCGGCAGGTGCTCGATCACCTGGGCCTCTACCACGATGCCGACACGGGCAAACCCCTCGCGGATAAGGACCTTTGGAAGCTCTGGGGCGCGTTTCAGTTGCCGCACGACCGGGCGATCCAGTTCCCGCAGTACGCGCCCCTGCGGGACCTCCAGGTCGAGCGCCAGCGGAAATTCCGCATTATGGTCCAGGCCCTGGCCGAAAAGAGCAAACCCTATTTCGACCTGACGGACGAGGAGCGCACGGCCGTCGACCAGCTCCTGGTCGCGATCGACCAGGACCAGCTCCTGGTCGCGATCGGCGGGGGCCCGGGCAACGGTAAACTGCACGCCGCCCTGCAGGCGGCCCTGACGGAGAAGCAGCGGGCCGGGGCCCAGGCCTTTCGCCGTTCGCTCGACGACATCGGGGAACTCTACGTCAAGCAGATGGAGGATCTCGGCGTCCGGCAGGAGTGGATCGACCAGTTCCGCGGCCGGATCGGCAACTATATCCCCCACACCTGGCCCACGCACGCCGGCGGCGACTGGGTCGTGATCGTCCGCGATCCCGCGACCAAGGCCACGCTCTATAAGGGCCAGATCGGATACCTCCAGCGTAAGACGGAGATGGAGGTCCTCCGGGAGCGCTATCCCGAGGCGGAGGTGATCGGCCCGATCAGGGCGACGAAAACCGCCAGCGAGACCTACCAGGCGAGCACGCTGCCGGCGGTGCAGTCGGTCCTGGAGCATCTATTTGACCGGGTCAACGCGCAAGCCGGCCAGATCCCGGGGATCACCGTCGAGCAGAAAGACGCAATCGGCCAGGCGGTTCTGGACTGGTGGAAGGCCAAGGGCTGGGGGGGGCACTTCATCCACCGCGAGGAGACCCCGGGCTGGACGGGCGATCTCCGCCGGCCGTTCGCCCAGTATCTCCAGGGGGCCGCGGGCTCCATCACCAAGATGGAAGCGGCGCTCGGGTTCTCGCGGGCCCTGGGCGAAATCGATCCGGCCCGCACGCCCAATCTTTTTGCCCGCGCCGTCGCCGATACGCAGTACTGGCTGGGCGATGACACCGACTGGGGCCGCCTGATTCCGTTGATCTACGCGACCAAACTCTGGGCCCGGGTTTCCTCCGCCGTGGGCAACCTGACCCAGAATCTCCAGCTCGGCTGGCCGGTTCTGTCCAAGAACACGACCTGGCCCCTGGCCAGGCTCCTCGACGCCATGGCAGATACCGCGACCGGCCGCCTGACTGATGCGGAGAAGGCCTACCTGGCCCGGAAAGAGGCCGAGGGTTTCCTGGATCCGAAACTGGCCCTGGAGATCTCCGGCCGGGGCGGCTCCGCCGCCGTCCAGGCCTTGAAAACGCCCCTGGCCAAGGTGGGTTCGGCGCTCGATTTTATGGGGCAGGCGGAGCGATTCAATCGCCAGTCGATGTATATCGCCTGCCTCCGGGCCGGTCTGGCCGATCCGGCGGCCGAAGCGGGCGGCGATCCTGCCGATGACCTCGTCACCGAGGCCCATTTCGAGTACGGCAAGGGCAACCGCCCGGCGATCGCCCGGGGCCTCTTTAAGCCATTGGCCCTCTTCAAGACCTGGAATCTGAATTACCTGACCTGGCAGAAGAACCAGCTCGAGCAGGGCGAATATGCCGCCCTCGCCCGCTCGAAGCTGGCCCAGTGGCTGCTCGTGGGCCTGGGCGGCGGGGCCCTGACCGGACCCCTGCTCTACTGGCTCTATCCCCGCGTCGCGGGCAGCAATCCCGAGGAGGACCTCGAACAATACGCCGGCGAAACGGCGACGAAGATCCTCCTCCGGGGCGTGCCGTCCCTCGCCAACGTCTCGCTCCGCGGCAGTCTGGGCATGCAGGACCTGGTGCCTCTGCCCGAGCCGAAGCAGAGTTGGCCGGATGCCTTCCTGAAGGAGCTGGGCGGCGTCCCGGAGGGCCTGGCGGCGGATGTCGGCCGTGCTGTCCAGGATCTGGGCAGCCGCAACTACGAGCGGCTCCTGGAGGACTTCCCGGGGACGCCCCAGTTTATCCGTTCGCCCCTGGCCGCCTACCGGCTCTCTACCGAGGGCGCCACCACGCGGACCGGCCGCTCGATCCTCGACCTCGACAGCGGCCGGCAGATGAAGTTGACCGCCGTCGAGGCGGGTTTGAAGGCCCTGGGCTTTGCGCCGGACCGCGTCGTGCGCGAGACCGATCGGGCCCAGATGCTGGCGGCGCTGGAGGCCCTGCGGGGCCATACCAAGCAGGGCTGGGCGGACCGCCTCTACCTGGCCCTCAAGACCGGCAACCAGGACGAGATCATGGACGTCGGCCGCGACTGGCAAAACTACAACGCGGATCTGCTGGCCCACGGCGAGCCCGGCCGGCTCGTGCCCTGGAAAGATGTCCTGGAGATGACCAAAACGCGGGCCAAGCCCGTGAACCTGCCCTCGCCAGAGATGCTGCCCCTGGTGCAGCAGATCTGGGGCAAATGAAAGGAGTCGATCGATGAACACGCGGCAGTATCGCGTCCGGAGATATCGAGGTCTGTACTTGCTGGCGGCCGGTTTGTTCCTGGCCCTGGTCTGGTCGACCCCGGTCCGGGGCGTCGTGACCACCACGCCGGATTGGATCAGCTACAACGCCACCGGCGCGGACAAGTCGTATATTTTCCATTTCGGCGTCTGGGACTCGTCCGAAGTCCGGGTCCTGATCGTGGACGCCAGCGGCGTCCCGGATCTCCAGACCGAGCATAGCGACTACACCGTTGCCTTGCCCAATGACGATGGGTGGTTGACCCCCGGGGGGACGGTGACCTTTACGAGAGCGCCCGCCGCCGGGACGCGGGTCTACCTGTGCCGGGAGGTCGATTACGGCCAGGCGGCCAATTACGCGGACGCCGCGGAACTGTCCCTGGCGAACGTCCAGGAGGATCTGGACCGCGCGGCGGTACGCGACCAGCAGCTCCTCCGCTGGCTGGGCCGCAGCCTGCGCACGCCGGAAGGGGACGTCCGCGACATGAACCTGCCGGCGGCGGCGGTACGGGCCCATACGTGGCTGGGGTTCGACGCCCAGGGGGATATGACGACCGGCTCCCAGACGGGCACCGTCCTCACCGCCGCCTGGACGGCCATCGTGCAGGCACTGGCGACCGCGGCCCAGCAGCGGACGGGACTGGCCGATCTGGGGGTCGACCCCAACTGGATCGGGACGGTCCGGGGGGCCCCGACGGCCGGCCAGCAGGCCGGCGCCCGGGCGACGCTGGGCCTGGATACGGACGATGCGCCGGCGTTCGCGGGCCTCGCCGTCGACGGCAATGCCGTCTCCGTCTACGGCGGCCAGGGCCTCTCCGACGCCAACGCGGCCCGGGAGTCGCTGCGTAAGCACACCCCGGGCCTCAACGTCCGGCACTACGGCGCCCGGGGCGATGGGGTGATGGATGATGCCGCAGCGCTGAACGCTGCCGTGGCGGCCGCCCAGGCCGCGGGCTACCGGGCCGTCGATCTGCCGGCGGGGACTTATCGGGTGGATACCCCGGTCCTCGTCCCCGGGGCCGTGGGCGTCCTCCTCCGCGGCGAAGGCAAAATGGCCACGGCCCTGGTGGCCGGCCGGACGATGACGGCCGTCGTCTACCTCAGCGGCACCTCCCAGATCTACGGGGGGCTCCGTGACCTCACGGTGGACGCCAACCGCGTCGGGGCCTATTGCCTCAACGCCCCGCAGGCCTCCGATTGGACGATCTCCGGCGTGCGCCTCCTGAACGCCGGGACGGCCGGCCTGTCGGCGGCCTACTGCTGGTGCAGCCGGATCGAGGATACGACCGTCACGGGCTGCGCTGATGGCCTGCGTCTCGGGAGGGCCGCGAACAATGTGCGGATCGGACACAGTGCGATCTACGGCAATACGGGCACCGGCCTGGTCCTGGGGGCGGCGGCCGCCGGATCGGCCGGCATTTGCATCTCGAGCACGGATTTCGAGAGCAACGCCGTGGCGGCGATCCACGCCTTCAACGTGCGGAACCTGAGTGTCCAGGACGCTTACTTCGAGGCCAACGGGACAACCGGCTGGGCCGTCACCAGTCCCGTCACGGCCCGGGTGCGGGCCGAGATCATCCTGGCCGCCAACACCGCGGCCACCGGGTTCGACAATTCATATCCCTGCACCGGCGTCACGATCGCCGGTTGCTATTTCAATACCAGCGTCACCGATCCCAACGCCGCCATCTGGGCGGCGGCCGCGACGCGGTTGGCGGTCCGCGACAACGTCCAGTACGCCTCCGGGGTCCCCCTCATCGCCCGGGCCGGCAAGTACGCCTGGGGCGAGGTCCTCGGGCTGGAGATGAGCAACAACTACACGGACGCCAACGAGCTGGAGATCCAGGGGGGCCTGGGCACCGCGACGACGGACAACCTCTTCGCCTACACCTGGCGCCGCGACCGGGCCCAGCCGGCCAATTACTTCCCCCAGAATTTTCTCGGTTACGCAGCGCTGGCCACCGGCGGCGGCAGTTGGGGCGGGACGCTCACCCGGGCCGCCGGCTCCTATCGCGGCCTGCCGATCGCCGATCTCTACGACAGCGACTCCAAGTCGATCGCCTGGGGCTGCACGCTCGACATCGCCAACAATTATCCCCAGCTCCTGGGCCGGTGGGTCTGGTTCGGCTGTTGGGAAAAGCACACCGGCAATATCGACCTGGCCCTGTCCCTGCCGGACGGCTACGACCGCACCGACTACGCGGCCGGCACGGGCCTCTGGCAGTTCCGCGCCCGGCTGGTGGCGATCCCGCACACGGCAACGACGTTGTCTTTCGGGGTCCAGAAAATCGGCACCGCGGACGCCCATCTCTATGTCACGCCGCCGATGCTCTGCGAGATCGGCACGCCCTATGATGGGGCCGCGACTCCGGCGATCGTCTGGGCCGCCGCGGCCGCCCCCGGGGCCGGGACCTGGGCGGTCGGCGACGTCGTCTGGCACTCCGCCCCGGCCTCCGGGCAGCCGCCGTTTTGGATCTGCGGCACAGCGCCCCACACGTTCCTGGCCGCGGCGAACCTGCCCTGACCTCAATCCCGAGGAGTACCGAGCATGATGCACATCCTGGCCCAGATCGGCGAGACAGTCCTCCAGACCGGCGGCGGCGTGGCGGTTGGCGGGGCGGGGCTCTATGCCCTCCAACAGATCCTCAAGCGCCGGGTCCACCTGGATCTGGACCTGGGGGGCGAACCCAATGGCAAGACGAAACCCTGCTCGCTCCACGAGCCGCTGGTCAAACTCCTCGACGAGCGCCACGCCCAGGTCCGGGGCGACCTCTCCGAGATCAAGACGGCTGTGAATGAGGGCTTTTGCCGGGTCCACGAGCGGATCGATAAAATACTAAAGCCCGGCGGGGATTGAGCCGATAGAAGAGCCAGGTGAAAAAGTGGCCCCGCGTGTTGCAAGCACCGGGGCCGTGGCCGAAACCTGTTCAGGAGGTTCCGACGATGGCGAGTCTACTGCTTTCTCTGATTCTGGCAACCCCTAATTCTACCGAGGCCCGGCTCTTGTCCACGTGGCGGGCCATCTGCTGGATCGAATCCCGCGGCGATCCCCATACGAAACCCGGAGACGGCGGCCGGGCAGTCGGAATCGCCCAGATCCATCCGCAGATGGTGGCCGACTGCAACCGGATCGCCGGCTCTATCCGCTGGTGGCCGGAGGATCGCTCCGACCCGGTCAAATCCTTCGAGATGTTCCACTGCTACTGCCTGCACTATTGGCCTCAGGGCAGCCCCGAGCAGTGGGCCCGGGGTTGGAACGGCGGGCCGAAAGGGCCCCGGCGGGCCGGGACGCTCGGTTACTGGCGGAACGTCCAGCGGGCTATTTCTGCTTTTCCGTGAGCGTGCTCTCGCCGGTTTGACCTCGGATCGCCCCGTAAAAGGCGCCGCGTCTGAAGTACTCCGCTTGCCACCGGCGCCGAGCGCGGTCGAAGATGATTAGCCCTATCACGCATGAAACCGTGATTCCGCCGATAAATCCGTCGATCCAATGGCCAGCCGCCTCGGTTCCCCTCCACCAGGAAAACTCATCCCACCCGTCCGCACAGAAGAGCAGGGCCGCCAGTGCCAGGAAAACCAGCCAAAGGATCAGAGCAGCCCCGAATAACACGGAAGCGGAAGTCCGGACTGCCTTAAAAGTCGCTTGGAGTATGCTCATGGTTCCCCGTTTGTCTCTTTTCCGGATATCGATAAAGCGATAATCGCCTTCACCGGAACCGCCGGCGCCGGTGGGCCAGAATGATGAACCCGACGACCCAGGCCAGGACGAATACCAGAATTTTTCCAGTCAACCCCGGGACATTCCCAAACGCCATCTTCTTCGTGCCCAGTTTCTGGTTTTAAGGATTCGCAACGATGATGATGCCACCACGTGACGTGATCCGCTACCCGGGCCTCGCACCGGATCCCTCTGTCGATGAGGCCCTGCAGTATACGTATCTTATCCTGCGGCTTTGCCTTTCGGACGATCCCGAGCTGATCGCCCAGATTGGGCGTTGCGTTCTGCTTCGGCAACGATCTCGCCCGCCTCGTCGCTTTTCGCTCTGACGGACATTCGCTCAACGATCTGGCGCCAGGTTTCTTCCGGGACGCTTTGCAGCTCCTCCGGGGATGCCACGAAGGCCAGGAGCCTCACCCAGTTCGGAGCGGCGAGAAACAGGCGGAACATGGCCTCGCCGATCTGGCTGTTGCTGAGCTTGCCGCGCTCCTTCGCCCAGGCATTGATCGCGTCGACCAGAGAATTTCTGATCAGCGCCTCAAATTTTGTTTGATCCGGGCCCTGTGCCATAACCTCACTCTACGCCAAGATTTAGGTAAATTCCAGCCCTGTATGTGCGGGGTTCCTCGCGACTGTTCCCGCAGAATTCCCGAACTTTCCCTATTGACATCCGGAATCTCCCGACGATAATCATCTCTGTTCAGTCGCTCATCACCGGCGGCCGACGAGGTTGGGTTCCAGGTAGGGATTGTCCGGAGGCAAACGGATGGGTTGCCCCAAAAGCGGAAACGCATCGCATTAGATCGAGCAGGTTCCTGGCCGGGTCCGCGCACGATCTGACGGCAGCGCATCAAATGAGTTGGACGCCTCCCAGCGAAATGATTCAAGGTGAGCACCCCCTCCGGGGGGACAGTCTGAGCATAGCACATGAACAGACAAAAGTCAAAAATAATCACCAAGCTATCTCACGGGCGGGCCGCCGACCGAGGTTCTATCTCTTCTCCCTCCGCTCCGCGGCGGCGGACGCCCTCCTTTGTCTCCTGTGTTGCCCTGCCTTGTGGCCGGGCGACTCGCCATTACCGACGGCTCCGGCCGAATTGCAGCAGCCGGAGCGGCCAACAACCCCTGGGGCCGCGCCAACGGACTGGCCCGGCTCCGGGGCTTCGCTCTCCGCACCACCGGGGCCCGGCCGACCGAGTCGGGTCACGGGCGGGCTCTCGTGTTTGCGCCGGTATCCGACGGTGGGGCAGGGGCATCCTCTCGGCCCTTGCCCCTCGTCGCTCGCGTGACCAAGGTGAGCATAAATCTCAGTGACGCAGATCCGGGTGCGGACCCACCGGGCGGCGGCAGGGACGCCGCCGTCCGGGCCCGGACCGCGGGTTTGTACACGCGAACGATGATTCGCGGCCATTTTCGTGAGAAAGGATAAGCATGGATGTCAGTGATAGCGAGTTGTTCACCATGTGGGTCCAGGGTCTGAGCTGCGAGAGTCATCGCGACCAGATAATAGCACTCCTCTCGGCGACTACGGGCCAGCCGCCCGGCAAGGTCGTCGGGCGGCTTGGCGAGGTCTTGATGGTTCTGCTGGAGGCTTTGCCCGCACCTATGCGTGACGAAATTGTCTGCGCCTACGCGCAGGCCGAATTTGGCATATTGATCTCGCCCCCGAAGAACGGCGTCGCCCAGGCGGACCTTGCCGCAGCGCTGGCGATTCTGGCGGGGGACCATGCCGCGGGGCTGGCGATTCTGGCGGCGAAAAGGCCCGCCGGCGGCGACTGATCCTAAATGCGGCGCTGCTCTGGTGAGCGGCCGGGGTCCCAAGTCCTCGACATCTCGCCGGTTCGATTCCGGCCGCCGCAGTCCCCTCCCGGGGCCTCAACCAAGACCCGGGGCGCCGACTGGCGTCCCGGGCCCTCTTTCTCGCGGTGGCCCCGCGGGGTGCTCTTTCACAAGTCCATAGGGAAGAAGCAATCGGGGTGGTGCATTTTTTCCTGGCGTGCTTGCTGTGTTGTGTCATAAGCTGTAGGCCGACGGGGCGTCCTCGGACGCCCCGACGAGCTTGCGGCTGTCCGAAGCTGAGAAAGGAGGGCATTTATGACACAGGACAGCAGCGCCATCACTCTATCACAACTGTTACAACGATTTGACGAAACGCATCCCGAACAGGAGGCAGGCACGCGCTATATCCGGCACCTGGCGTTTGAGCAACTGATCGCCGTCTGCGGGGATCGGCCGTTGGGAGAATTCGGTCTCGATGACGCCGTGGCGTATCGAGCGGCTCTCCTCGGAGGATTCCATCCGCAGACGATCGACCAGGTCAGCCGCCTCAACCAGATGCCGCCCCGGGCCCGCCAGGGCCTGGAACGCGGATTCAAACCGGTCACGGCGGCCAGCTATCTCAAGATGGTCCGGTCGCCTTTCCGGACTGTCGCGATCGCGGAGCGGGCGGACTACGATCAGTGGCAGTACCTGCCCCGGATCAAGGTCCCTCGTAAGCCGGTGGGCGTCTACAGCGACCAGAAGCTCGGCGCCCTGCTGGCGGCCGCCCGCCAGGTCCAGGATGAGCGCCTGACGGAGGGCCGGGTTCTCGTCATGGCGACCGCCGGTCTGCGGCGCTCGGAGGCCTTTCATCTGCTGGCGGCCGACGTCGATTGGGACGCGGACCAGATTATCGTCCAGAGCCACGCGGAGACCGAGGCCACGGTGGCCTGGGATCCCAAGGATGATGACTGGCGGCGGGTGCCGCTGGTGCAGCAGGCCCGCGCGGTCCTGGAGTACCGGCGTACGATTCTGCCGCCGGCGCAGCCGTACCTGCTCCTGAGTGCGGACCGCTACGCCTATCTGATGTACCTGCGCTCCCGGGGCCGGCTGACGGACCGGATCCGGGATTGCCTGGACGAAAACTGGCGGCCCTTCCGGCGGATCCGGGAGGAGGCCGGGACGACCGGCTTGTCCCAGAAGCACCTGCGGTGCACGTTCGCGACGAACAGCCTGCGGGACGGGGTGGATATCCGCAGCGTCCAGGGCATGATGGGACATAGCAGCCTGGAGACGACCGAGAAGTACCTGGCCCCCGAGGCCAGCGCAATAGAAAAGGCGCGGGTCTCAGGAACGGCGCGCCTTAGCCGCCTGGGTGCGTGACCCAGGCCCCACGTAGTCCTTTCGGACCGGGTGGACTTGAACCATTCGGGGCGAGTGGACTTGAACCACCGACCTCTTGCACCCCATGCAAGCCAACCGCCGGTTGGCGCGGGGCCAAGAGTCGCGCAGTTTGGCAAGGCCGCTTTGGCCGGCCGCAAGCTCTTCGATAACGGCGACATTTTCGCAATCATCAATTGGAAACCGCAGTGCTTCTTCCCTATGCCAACAATGTCGCGGCGGGTCTCTGCCCGCCGGGTGGTTTTTTGCGGAGCGGCAGGCCTCCAGGAGGGAGGCGGCCGCGTACAGGAGTTGGCGCCCCCGACCCGGCAGGGAGGCCGGGTCGGGGGCGCCGGGAGAACACTATGGATGGTGATCGCAGCGGAGATTGGAGTACGAGCCACGCCGTCGTGATGCTTCTGTTGCTGCTGAGCTGCATGGGCGTCTGGGGCCTGGTCGCCTACCTGGCGACGATCGCCCTGACGGGAGGCAAGTGAGATGAAGGAGGACCTCTGATGTTTCCGGTCCTGGTCCCAGCGCAAATTCGCTATGAGCCCGAGCGGGGCGAGCTGACCGGGCTGATCCGGCTGCCGACGACACGGTGGGACCAGGCCGACACCTGGTGGCTGGATTGCCTGGCGACGTACGACACGGAGCCGCCCCGGACCGAGGCCCTGGTATTGCCGGTGGTTCTGCCGGATCCGCAGCGCGATCTCCTCCAGGAGGCGGCCCTGATCCTGGCGTGCTGGTGCGTGGTCGAGGCGGTGGTCTGCCATGTGCGGCCGCCGCTGGCCAAGGACCTGATCATGAGGGTGCAGGAGTTTAACGCGGCGCAGGATGCCCGGCGGATTCGCGCCCGGCAGGCCTGGACCAGCCTGCGGGCGCAGATGGATGCGGTGCACGCGGACCGCCTGCGGCGTCGGTCCATCGGCATCGCGAAACCCCTGCCGGGCAAACCGCTGCCCGTTCGGACGGCGGGACGGCAGATGGAGATGGTGTTGACGTGAGCGCGGGCGCTGACAACAGCGGGCAGGATATCGACGTCTGGGGCGGGACGGCGACGCCGGAACACCTGGTGCCGGTCCGAGGCAGCGGCCAGTCCTGCGTGCGGCAGGAGGAACCGGGCATCTGTCCGCCCGGGTGCGATTTGTGCGAGCAATTTGAGCGGTCGTGTGGACCGATGTCCCGTCCCGCCGCAACGGCGGGACCTTTGCAGAAAGGAATCTCATGAACGGTGAACGGATGCATGTGTGGTTCAGGGCGATCGCGCCGGCGCTGATCCTGTTGTCCGCGGCCCTCGTGGCGCCGGCGGCCGCCGGCGGCGCTGATCCCAACGGGGCCGCGGCGGGCGTCACGGGCTGGGCCCTCCTGGGGGCGAACCCCGTTTTCGGCCAGAGCGAGGAATTGCGCGCGGGGTACGATTTCGGGAGCGGCGGCTGGCTGTCCTGGCTGGAGCCGGCGGTCGGCCTGATGCACTCGGATGGCCTGGACAGTGCCGGGGCGGCGTGGGCGCTGCGCGGCTATCTCCTGGCCCACGCCCTCGATGCCTCGCTGCTGTCCCGCCTGATCGGCGGAGCGACCCTGCCCGATGGGGACATCTACGGGGGTCTCTACGGCCAGTACGGCTGGCGGTACTACGATTGGAGCGCCGGTTGGCTGGTGGGAGGCGTCCTCTCGTTCCCGTCGCGGGTGTGGCAGACGGTGGCGGAGTACGATCACGATATGTGGGGCGAGCGGGCCAATACGCAGACGGTGGTGATTGGCCTGCGGCGCAAATTCTGAGCTTTCAAACACTCTCCTCCGAGGCCGGGGCGGTTTCGCGCCCCGGCTTTTCCTGAAAGGTGGTGCACCCATGAAGGCGTGGTTGGCGAATCTGATGCTCTCGGCGTTCCTGGCGGCCCTGCGGGCCGGGCGCCGCCGGGGCTACGAGTGGATGCTGCAAAAGGCGGATGCTTGGCGCACGCGCTGTCGCCGGGACTGGTGGCAGTATAAGCTCAAGACGATCCTCTCCCAGGAGGATCCCGATGACGACCTCCTGGCGAATGCGCTGGGCAAGTTCTTCAAATTCGAGACCCCGCCCGAGGACAGCCACTGGGTCCTGGCCGACGATGGGGTCTACGTTCCCGGGCCCGGCAGCGGGTACATCCGGAACAGCAGGGGCGACTATTTGCCGGCGCGGTGATCGAGCCGGGCGCGGCACGGAAAATAAGGAGACAAGGATCATGTTGGACAAGGGACTGTTGTTGCAGTTGGATGAGGCGTTCGCCCAGCAGCGGGCGGCGGAGGACAGGATCGTAGCGATTTGCGTGCAGATCGCGGGCGGGCCGGCGCCTGCCGGACCCGCGGAGGGACCCTCCCTTCGGGAGGCACAAGGCGGTCGCGTGGTTACGCTCGGGCAGCGGCGGCGGAGCCCGAAGGCGACCGGCCAGGTCTCGAAATCATGGCAGAAGGCCGCCTGCTCCCGCTGCGGGGCGGTGACGGGCTCGCGCATCATTGACCAAAAGCGCTACCCGATGATGCACAACGACCAGACCGGGGCCCTTTGTCCCGGCTGGGAACAGGCGGCGCAACTGGCAACGGCGCAGCAGATCAAGGCGGCGCGGGAAGGATGAGCATGCAAAAGTTGAGCGAGGAAATGGCGCGGACCGTAGCCCAGGAGATCGGGGCCACGGCAGTGATTATTGTGGCGTTTGGTCCCCCGCGGCCAGGGCACGAGGCGGATGGGATGGCGGTCTGGACGGAGTCCTGGGGCGCCGGCGACGCCGTGGCGTCGCAGGTAGAGGCGGTCGAACTGGAGTTGCTGGACGACATCGAGCATGAGTTCATGGACACCGAGGATCTGGCCGCGGCGATCCGGGCCCGGAGCCGGGAGGGGGGAGCTGGCGGATGAACCTCTCTCCCTCTTTCTCTCTCCTGGCCGGCCCGGTCCTCCGCACGCGGGCCGGTTGCCGGGCCCGGGTGGCCTGCCTGAGCCTGGGCCAGCGGTGGCGGCTGGCGTACGAGCTGGGCTGCGGGCCCGGGGAAGACCTGGCCCGGGCCCTGCACGACCGCAACCACCAGAAACGGAAACGATGGATAGGGGCGAATCATCATTCGCCCCTTTGGAGACTGACGATGCGTAGGAAAGCCAGCGCGGAAATCGTGGTGACGGGGGAAACGGGAGTGACGACGCAGGAGGTGCCGTGGCTTGCGGCGCCGCCGGGCGTGGAAGATCCGAAGGGGGTCAGGCCTTTCCTGGAGGTGGTCCAGGTCGAGCTCTGGCCGACGGCGCAGTTGGTGGATCACCCCGACAATCCCCGGGTGGTGGTCGCGAATAGTCCCAGGTTCTTGGAGCTGCGGGCCAGTATCCGGGCCAACGGCGTCATCGAGCCGGTGACCGTGCGGGAGTTACGGCGTCCGGAGACCGGCGGCCAGGTCCACAGCGCTGAGGGCCGGCCGGTACTGCAAGTCCTCAGCGGGCACCGCCGCCTGGCGGCGGCCCGGCTGGAGGGCCGGGACTGCATCCCGGTCCGCAACCTGGGAACGATCGCGGACGACCTGGCCTACGACATCGTGGCCATGGGCAACCTGCACGAGGATCTGACCCCGCTGGAGGAGGGCAAACGGGCGGCCGTGTGGCTGGACCGCTACCACCAGGATGCCGAGGCCGTGGCCTCCAAGCTGGGCCGGACCCCCTCCTGGGTCGTCCAGCACGCGCAAATCGCCCGCGGCCTGATCGCGGATTGGCAGCAGGAGATCACGCAGGCGCTGGACCATGAGGAGCGGCCGCGGTGGCGCCAGTGGACGGCCGGGCACCTGGTCCTGCTCGCCCGGCTGCCGGCCGCTCTGCAGGCCTGGTGGCTGCGCCGGGCGCGCGGGGGCAACGGCTATGCCATGCCCGGCTGGTCAATTCGGACGCTGGAGAGAGAGATCAAGATCAAGTTGTTGTATCTGGGTAAGGCGCCGTTCGCGACGGGCCCCGGGACCCGGTGCGAGCGGTGCCTGGACCGGACCGGAGTGCAGCCGCTGCTGTTCGCGGAGACGCCCGAGGAGGCCTCGGGCGGGAAGGAACGGTGCCTGAATTCCAAATGCTGGGACAATCGCATTGCCGCCAGCATCCGGGAGGATTTCAAACGGCGGGCGCTCGAGGTTGCGGAGACGTACCAGGCGCCCACGAAGGGCCGCAAACTGCTCGATCCGGTCTGCTCCCTGCGGGGCAAGGCCGACCAGATTGTGCCGCTATCCCTCGCGGAGCCACCGAAGCAGTATAACCCCAGCGCCGAGGAGGCCTACGACGAGAGGGTCAGGGGGGTGAAAAAGGCCCTGCCGGCGCTGGTCACGGCGGACCGGATCACGATCGCCAAAGAGGGCGACAAGGGCGCGATCCCGGGCCTGGTCGTGGTGGGGACTAAGGAGAAAGGCCGGCAAAAAGGCGATGTGCTCTGGGTGAAGGTGGGCGAAAAGAAAGGGCGTGCCGGCGTGGGTGCGCCCCGGCCGCGGACGGCGGCGGAGATCGAGCGCCACAAAGAAACCGAGCGCCGGGAGGAGGTCTTCGCTCGCTTCTGCCAGCACTTGGCTCGGCAGCCGGTGCCGCCGGCGGACGTGGTGCTGCTGTGCGCCCTGGCCTTCGAGATCGCCTGGCCCTGGGACGAAGAGTTGAGGCTCTTGGCGGCTGTGCTCAAGGCCAGGGCCAAGGGCGACCCCGAAAGGGGACAAAAGGAAATTTGGAAGCTGGTGACCGAGCCGGCGAGGACAGGGTACCTGGAGTGCAGGGCCGACGATCCGTACCGAATGGCAGAGTTACTGGGGCCGGTATTCGGGTTTGACCCGGCGGCCGAGTATGCGGCGGTCAAAGGCGCAGAGGGAAAGGCTCAAGCGGATGCCCAGGCGATGGCGGCCGTGATCGCGGAAAACGATAAGGGCGGCCAGCGCAAGGAGCCGGCCGGCTCGAAGGAGGCCGTCTGCACGGGGGAGTGCTCGGCCTGCTCGCTCGATACGTGCGCCAAAACCGGCGTAGCGGTGGACCCCGGCCCGGCCAAGAAGGGCGCGGGCCAGGGCCAGGCCCAAGGTCGGAAGAAGCGGAAGGGTCGCGGCCCGGCCCTCCCCGGGGTCTGCCGAGTCTGTGGGTGCACCGACGAGGACTGCGCGCAGTGCGTCGAGGCGACGGGCAGGCCCTGTACGTGGGTCGAGCCGGATCTGTGCAGCCGGTGCGCCGAGGCGAAACCCGACCAGGCGGAGAAGGAGGACGAGGCATGAGCGACTGTGGATCGAATCCTGCACTGCCGGCCCTGCCGGGGTGGGCGGGGGGTCCGCCCCTCGAGGTCTGTGGCAACTGTGCCCACTGCGGCGGAGAAGCGGGCCGGCTCTCTTGTCGCAGGGACCCGCCGCAGGTGGCGGCGGCGCCGGTCGCCGTCCCGGCCAAAATAGCCTCTCCAGGCCCGGGGGTGAGCGTCCAATGGATCGTCAACGCGTTTTACCCGCCGGTCCAGGAGAACCTGCCGGCGTGCGGAGGCTTCCGTGCCAAAACAAAGCTCGTCAATTAAGGCCGCGCCCCTGTCCCTGGCGGCCTCCGGCGTGGGACTGTCCGACCGGTTTGTCGCGGCGGTGCACACGCGGATCGATCCCAAAACGCGGTTGGCCCTCTGGACGCTCCGGGCGGTCACGAAATGTCCCGAGCCGCGGGCGGCGGGGGCCTTTCTGGCGCAGCAGGTGGATGAGGCGATCCGGGCGGCGGCCCGGGACCAGGGTCGGACGCTGACGCCGCCGGCGCTGGAGGCCATGCGGGGCAGTGTTGTCGATGCCCTGCTGGGAGAGCCGCAGCGCTGCGTTCTCGCCCGGGAGCGGGCCGTCGACGACGGCCGCTCGATCGCGCACTTTCTGGCGGGCCGGTCGGCGGAGGACCCGTAAGGGGCCACGGACATACCACGAGCGGGCAAATTCGCCCTGTGCACCGGACCGGAAGGATGTCCGGTTTTTTTTGTGCCCATCGGGAATCGGAGTGCGACACGGATGGCAAGCGTGGCGGCGGCGGACCTGGTGAACGAGGAATTGCGGCGCTTCCCCTGGCCGGCAGACCCCGGGCGGCGGTACTCGATGGATTATCCCTACCTGGCCGTGGTCAATGCGCGGGGGCCCTGGGCCGTGTGGCGGCACGAATCGGCCAATCCTCCCTTTATCCCGCTGAGTCTGGACCTGTTCCGCAAGGAGTTCTGGCGTGCCGCCAGCGACGGCCAGCGGGTCTTTGCCCTGACAGTTTGGGCCCGGGCCGCCGAGGAGGATGATTGGGGGATCATCTGGGGCGATCCTGTCCGCATGGTGCGGCAGTGGCGCCTGGAGCGCACGACATTGCAGGCGCACCTGGATTGGATGATCGCGCGTGGCCTGGCGGTCTACCTGTCGGAGGAGGAGGCCGATGCGGTCCGCGGGTGGCAGCCGCCCCGGCGGGGGCGGACCGGCTCCCGTAGCCCGCGCGAAACCAAAGACAAGCACGCAAGCAAGCAAGCAAGCAAGCAAGAACAAGAGCAAGAGCAAGAGCAAGGGGCCAGGTCCCCGGCGGGCGGGACAGCGGTAACGGAAGATCCTGCGCGCGCCCTGGCGGAACAGCGGAAACAAGAGAGAGAGTCCAGAGAGAGAGGGGCCTCTGGCCCCGACCAGGCCAGAGCAGAGCAGAGCCCGGAGCCAAACCAGAGCAGGCCCGAGGAGAGCGAGACAATACCCACAGTTGTCCCGGGCTCCGTCCGCATCCTGGCGAACCCTCTGCCTCCGCCCGGGTTATCCGCTGCTCCGCCCTTTCCGCCGGTATCCGACGGCATGCGGGGCGAGGCCCCTGGCGGCCTTTTCCCGGGCCGATCGCCTCCGTCCGGCCCCGGGGATCCTCGATCGCTCGGCGATTGCCTGCCGGCCTGGGCGAAGGCCCTGGCCGACCCGCGGCGTGACGGCTGGGTCCTGGCGGTTTTCGGGGGCCTCGGATTCAAGTTTCCGCCCGAATCGCCCGCCGGCCGCCAGGAGTGCGGGGCCCTGGCCGCGCTCTACGATCGACTCTTCCAGGAGCCGGTGGCCTCCGCCCTGACGGAGGCGGAGCGGGACCTGATCCTGGCCCATGATGTCAAGACGGCCCGGGAAAAGGGCCGCTGGCGGGGCAATAAACGGCCCGGGGCGGTGCTCACGAAAGTGCACTATGACCGTTTATTCAAGTGCTTGGAGCGCAAGGGCCGGGATGATATAATCCGGCAGGTGCAGGCCCGCCGCCGGCAGGAGAGACAGCAGCGGCAGGAAAAGACCGATTGGTGGAACCATTGATGGCGCGTCCCCCGAAGTACTCGGAGCAGATCGCCCAGCAGGCCCGCTACATCTGTGCGGTCTTCGGGGCGACCGATGAGCAGCTCGCGAAAGCCCTGGGCGTCTCCGATCGGGTGGTTTACGATTGGAAACAGGAGCATCCGGAGTTTCTGCAGGCGGTTTCGGAGGGCAAGGCCGAATTCGACAACCGCCACGTCGCCAACAGCATCCTGGCCATGGCCAACGGCTATCATTACCAGGAGGAGATCTACGATAAGGACTCCGGCACGATCGTGCGGCTGTGGCGGTTCCGCCACCCGGACGTCAAGGCGGCCGCGCTGTGGATGTGTAATCGCCAGCAGTGGCGGTTGCCGCCGGCGGGCAGCCAGGCCGGCCCGGCCCTGCCGCCGCCGGGGGTGCTGGGCAACGAGCTGCCGCCGGGTGCGGAGGCGGCGCCCGAGGGCGCGCGGCTGGCCGAGCTGGCCGACCTGGCCCGGGAGACTCTGGAGACCAAGTACGGCACCCGAATTCGCGTGCCGAGCAAAGACGTGACAAATCCCGCCGAGGGGGCGGAACCGGAGAAAGGACACACAGGATGACGCCGCCATCCGAGGGCCTTTGTACCCCTGTGGCTACGAGAATTTGTTTCCGGCGCTGGCGAGCATGGACAAGCCATGAGCGGTATCTATCCGCCTCTACTTCGGCAGATGGGCATCAAGCGTTGCGCGGAGGATCTGCTGCCAGGTTACCGGCGCGCCGGTGTGCTGGCGCTGGCGTTTGGCCTCGGCCTCGGCACGGGCGTGCAGAGCTCGCGGGACGCGGTACATCTGTGCCCGGGCCGGCAAGGGGTTAATCGTCATATTGCTCTTTGACATGCTAATATCCTGCGATCTCGACTGCGTTTGGAAAACGGGGCAGGCGTTTGGTTGGAAGCCTGCCGGGAGGGCCCGGCCGCCTGCCCCGAGGTTCGTCACTGCTTCGCCGGGCCGACCCGGGTTACTCGGCCAAACTCAGCCGTTCCCAGTGTTCCGTTGTGATCTGGTCCTCGGGCCGTTCGCCCTTTCTGGCGTGGTCCGCAAAAGCAAATCGCGCAAACACCTCTGCGTCCTCTCGCGTGTAACCTCGCTCTGAGAGTGCCTTCAAAACGCTCGCGTAGTGCCAGTTGCATGAACGGCATATCCCGGTCACGTTGACTCGGTCGTCAATGATCCAGTCGTTGTGTGTTGCCATTTGCCTGCTCTCCTGTTCTCTGGTTTCGTTATATTTGTGGTTTTGTTGTCGTGGCCTGCGCCATAGCCGTCTTCCCCACGGCGGCCCGGACACGGAAACGGTTACACTCCCCAGTTGCTGCCGATGACGATATGCCGCATCTTCGGCCGACTGCCAGATGTTCCGACCGGCAGATTGATGTATCGTTTGCCATCCGGGCCAATATGCACCTGTGCTCCAGCGCGCATTGCGGCTATCGCGGCTTGTCGTATGGCCTGCCTCTGTGATGCACCTCGCGGACTGTAGGTCTTTGCCATTGTGTTTCCTCCTATTTCTGGTCGTTGTCCCGCCCCCGTCCGGTGGCGGCTCGGTACTCTGCTTCCGCTTCCACCTCGATGAGATCAGCTTTGGCTCGGTTCTCGGCGGCCAGCGATTCGGCCTTGGCGGCGTTGTTGAGGCAAATTTCCTCCGGGCCCTCATAGGCCGGCTTTTTCGACTGCCGACGGTATGCCGCCGCTTGGTCGGCTTGATGCGCTGCGCGGGTGCGGAGTTCCGCGGCTTCGAGTCTCGCGCGTGCGAGTGTGACTTTCGGATCTTCCATCGTCCTACCCTTTCGGTTTTGGGGTCAGTCGGTCTGTGTCTGCGACCTCATCAGCGGTGGCACTACCACCGGACGCCCCGCGCGGGGCGTTTCGGCCTTACGGCTATGGTTCGTGAGTTCTCCTGACCCCAGTCTTGCGGTTGATACCGAGCTTTCGGCGTATCCTGCTCGCGGAGAGTAGACTGATCGGCAAATCCCACGGTCCACAAAAATACACCTGTGACCTCGCTATCATGTGATCTCTGAGCTTGGGTGTGATTATAATCTCCGGGCCGCGAATCCCAGAGGAATCTGACGGGATGCCGTAATAGATTGGCCAGCCGTGTTTTGTCTCAACTTGGTGAGTGACGCGGTATTCCTTGCCATAGATGTCTATGGTCGTCGATGGCGGAGCCCCAACTCGCAGACCGGCTTGGTAGTTGTCGTTCCACCGCCAGCCAAACCAACGCGGGCGCGGGTCTCCTCGATCTGGCCGCAACCGCGACAAGCCGTTGTATGTGCGCACTTTTTCGTCCGGCGTCTCGGCCGCGTAAATCTCAGGGTGGTTATCAATGTGCAGGGTTAGGTTGACACAATCGACCGCCTGCCCGTCCGGTGTAATCAGGTGCCAGTCTTTGGCACAGGCGTGGGTCTCAAAATGTCCAGTGTGGGGATGCGATGCGACCTTGCGCCCAATCAGGGCGCGGGTCTCTGGGCTGAGTGCTGCGTTGCGCACAGTTGCATTGCGGCTACGCAGTATGTCAGAGCATCGGTCGGAGCAGGTGATCCGGCAGGAGTGGTTAAGCTCAGCACCCGTCATCTCAAAGATGCCGCTACATATAGGACAGACCAGTTTGTGTATCTTAACCCGCCCACTCATGTCCTGCGACCAGCGATGTATGCGGATCAGGATATTGCGGCACTCGTCTGAGCAGGTGCGCCGCTTCTTGCGGCGAGTCCAAAACCACTCGCCACAGAGTTCGCACTGTTTTGCAATTGGATAAAATCTTTCGGGCATATTCGGGCAGGCGGAATTTGAACCCGCGACCTCCTGGTCCCAAACCAGGCGCTCTGCCAAACTGAGCTACCACCCGCAGACGCCCCGGGCGGGGCGTTTCGGCCTGTCAATCAGCGTCCTCGGCTTGCTGGATAAGTTGCTCAAGCTCGTCGATCTGCTCTTGGGCGGCGTCGGTTGTGTAGATTGCACGCATCGCCTCAATACCGCTGCGCAGCCTGGCAAAGCCCTGCTTGATGTCGCACTGGGGACTATCGCTCATTGTGAGGGCCATTGCACGGGTGTTATCCACATCATCGCAGAGGGCCTCATCATCACCATTGGTGCGCATGATGAGGGTGAGATCACCGCGCTCTGTGATGCCGCAGGCCAAGGATCTGTTTGTCCCGTTTTGCACGAGATAGCCTTGCTCATCCGTGTCTGCGGTTGATATGTCGAATTCGACTTCGCTGGCACGGATGATGCCGATTCTGGGGCTGGGCTGTACGTAGTGGAGTTTGCTGTTCGACATGTTTCAATTCTCTTTCTCCCCGCTCTGCGGGGTAAAGCCTGCCCGATCCGGGGCATACGGTCGATGAGCTATGCTGCTCATCACTGTATACAGGATAACATGTATACAGGTTTTGTCAAGGGGATTCCGGGATATTTATTTTG